GGTCTTGGAACTGCTGTCAACTCTGCGCTTACTATCGGTGACGGTAGCTCAAAGCCAGAAGGTGTCGTTGTCGGTGCCGGTGCTGGTGTGACTGGTGCCGCTGCTGCAGCTGGTGCGTTCACTGCCGATAACCTTATCGACCTCGCTTACACGGGCGATGGGCTCATCAGGTCGCTTCCCGGAACGGCTTACATGGCTTCCGGTGCAGCTATCGGTGCAATCAGGAAACTGAAAGACACTGCAGGAAACTACCTGTACCAGGTTGGCGTTGGTCAGCCTGACCAGTTCGCGGGCTTCGATGTTATCGAGAACCCGAACATCGCTGCACCTGCCGCTACTGCAGTCAGTGTGCTGTTTGGCCACATGCCTTCCTACAAGGTGCGTATGGCTGGGGGGCTCGCCGTAGCTTCATCCGCAGATTATGCGTTCAACAAAGATACGGTCACATACCGTTTCTCGATGCGAGTCGATGGGAAACTTTCTCACTCGACCCACATCCGCAAGTTCACTGGTGGAGCTGCCGCTTAGTCGGACGTTTCATTATGGGGAGCCCCTGGCCTACAAGGTTGGGGGCTTCTCGCTTTGCGGGCAAACAGTTCGCTAACAGGTTGCGGGTAGAATGGAGGCGGAGGTTTGACTATGGCTATCACAGACGGTTATTGCACACTCGTAGAGGTGAAAGCGGCGCTTCGTTTACCGGAGACCGATACGGTCGATGACGTAATGCTTTCTATTGCTATCGAGTCTGCGTCACGCGAAATCGAAGGATATACGGAGAGAGTTTTCACTTCCACTGCGGGCACCCGTATCTATGTGCCGATGGATGACTATGTGACACAGATTGACGACCTTCACGCTTTGACCTCAATCAAGAGTTCTTCAGAGGGGACAGCGTTCAATGTGACGTGGCAACCGACCGATTACCAGTTGGAGCCGTTGAACGGTATCTCTGGGGGGCTCACTATCCCTGCGACTCGTATTCGTGCGGTAGGCGATTATACGTGGCCCCGATGGGATGGCGGGATGGCGGAAGGTCAGGAAGCTACAGTGCAGGTTGTCGGTACGTTTGGGTGGCCTTCTGTACCGTTCGCGGTGAAGCAGGCTTGCATCCTTCTCTCACTCCGCCAGTTCAAAAGGTATGATTCGCCTTTAGGTGTTGCCGGGTTTGGCGAGATGGGCGCGATGCGAGTGTCAAGGCTTGACCCTGACGTGCAGGCACTTCTGTCGCCCTTTGTCAAAGTGAGAATGGCGTGACGATACAGGAGATCCGCACAGGGCTTGCGGCCAACCTGGGGACTATTTCAGGGCTCCGGGTGAGTATAGATATTCCCGACAGTCCGAACCCGCCACAGGCCGTCATAGGGATAGATACGGTGAACTTCGATTTGGCGTTCGGGCAGGGGCTCACCGAATACCGTTTCACAGTGTCGCTGATTGCGGCCCGCGTGTCGGAACGTAATGCGCAACGGAAGCTGGATGCCTACACATCGAATGGGGCGCAGTCGGTGAAGCTTGCGATCGAGTCGGACAAAACTTTGGGCGGTTACGCTTTCGACGTTCGAGTTTCTGAAATGAGTAACATCGGAACGGTTATACTGGGGGAACTAATATATTTAGCCGCTGACTTTTCAGTCATCGTGTACGCAGACTAATAAGGAGCTATCATCGCTAAGTTCGCCGCAACGGATTACGTTATCACTATTGCCGGTGATGACCTCACTAACAGTCTTGCTTCTTGCACGTTGGAGCTGACCGCTGAAGATTTGACTACCACGGCCTTCGGTACTGGTGCAGTCACCCGCATTGGTGGCCTGAAGGATGGGACACTGCAGCTAGAGTTCCACCAGGACTTCGGGGCCGATTCGGTCGATGCCATTTTGTTCCCTTTGCTTGGAACTACCCTCACCTTCCTGATTGTTCCTACGAGCGCAGTCGTCTCAGAGACAAATCCCTCATATGCCGGAAACTGTCTCGTCACAACCTATTCTCCCTTCGCTAGTGCGACAGGCGATCTGGCCACGCTCTCAGTGTCCTGGCCTGTTAGTGGGCCGGTCACTCGCGCCGTTGCCTAATATCAGCTAGACTGGCTTCATGGATTTTAGACTAGAAGTAAAATATATCGACGGAACTACAAAGACGGTCGTCGGAATGGCGGCCGACTTTGTGGCTTTCGAAACTAAGTTCGATTTGAGCATGGCGCGTCTTGAGAAAGAGATCCGCCTCACCCACCTTTTCTTTTTAGGTTGGCATATTGAGAAGCGCACTGGGAACACGAAGCTAGATTTTGAGCCTTGGCTTGAGCTGGTCGAGATGGTACAGGCGGCCGAAACAAAAAAATAGTGGGGCTGGGCGATCAGTCTGCACATTGGATGATTGTCACCCTGGCGGTAGAGACTGGGATTAGCCCTAGAGAACTGATGCAGTTGGAGCCGCGGATGCTGTGGACTATGCAGCGCTATCTAGAGGCTCGTTCGAAGGCGCAACACCAGCCCCGGTAGAATGGTCTTGGAGGTTTTCATGCTGGGTACGGGCAAGGTCGATTATGACGATTTGAAGTTTGCGCTTGCTCGGGCTCGGCGGCTGGATGGTAATCTGCGCCAGAAGATGCAACGCGATTTGCGTAACAAGCTGGGCGGCTTAGCGAAGGCCGTGGGTGCCGGTGTGCCTTCTCGGGCACCGTTGAGTGGTATGGAGTCGCGTTGGGGTAACGCGGTGGGGAAGGTAAAGACAGCGACCGGGGGCAAAGCAAATAAAGCGATTGTGATGATTGCCGTTTCTGGCCCAGGGTTCGAAAAGGCTTTCGCTATCGCGGAGAGGGCAGGCTCTCGGAGCGGCGGTTTTACTGGCGCAGGTAGGGCGATGATTACTGCGCTACAACAACGCTACCCGTTGGTGATGGGTGCGGGTGGACGGTTCGCGTTCAAAGAGTTTCTGAAGCACCAAGACGAGCTGCGGAGGGTATCACTGGGGATACTTAGTGATTTTATTGACGACGTGAACTCTAAGTCCTGGGGGCGCTAATGGCGAAACCGATTCGGATACCTATAACTTTCACCTCTGACAAAAAGGGGATTAAGGATATAGAGCAGGCGTTAGGTGACTTCGGTGCGGCTGCGGGCAAGATTGTTGCCGGTGTCGGGTTGGCTGTCGCTGGCCTCGCTGTCGTATCGGTGAAGGCGTTTGCAGAGTTCGATGCGGCAATGGTTAAGTCCACTGCCGTTATGGGCGACCTGTCTGACACTATGCGGAACGACATGTCTGCGGCGGCCCGTGAGGTTGCGAAGACGACTACGTTTAGCGCGGCGCAGGCTGCAGAGTCTTTCTTCTTCCTGGCTTCTGCAGGTTTGGATGCGGAAGCGTCGATTGGGGCGTTGCCGAAGGTTGCAGCGTTTGCGCAGGCTGGCATGTTCGATATGGCGACCGCAACAAGTTTGCTCGCTAACTCTCAGTCAGCTTTAGGGTTGTCGTCTACTGACACGGTGGAGAACCTGCGGAACCTTGCGAAGGTGTCCGATGTTTTGGTGAAGGCGAATACGCTTGCGGATGCGACGACGCAACAGTTCGCGGAAGCGCTAACGAACAAAGCTGCAGCTTCGATGAAAGACCTGTCGATTGAGATCGAGACGGGCGTGGCAGTCCTGGCCGTTTTCGCTAAGGCAGGCATTAAGGGTTCGCAGGCGGGAACAACTTTCAACGCGGTCATCCGTGGTTTGACTAAGGGTGCGCAAGATAACGGTGCAGCGTTTGACCGTCTGGGTATCCAGGTGTTCGATGCGGAAGGCAAGTTTAACAACCTTGGCGACATTATCGCCGAGATGGAGGTCGCACTCGATGGGATGAGTTCGGAGCAGCGTCGAGCTGAACTTGCATCTCTAGGTTTCACTGAGGAAACGCTTGCGGGGACGCTCGCTCTGATGGGCAACTCGGTTGCGCTAAAGCAGTTCGAGTCTGACTTGCGGGATGCGGGTGGCACTACTGATGAGGTTGCAGCTAACCAGCTAACAAGTTTCACGGCGCAACTAGATCTTATGAAGTCTAAGTTTGCCGACATCGGTATCGAGATTGGTTCTCGGCTGGCACCGTCGCTGTCTGCGTTCGTGGGGTCGATGGATCCGATTATTGCGCAACTGACTCCGGCACTTGTGGGAATGTTTGAGGCTTTGTTGCCGGTGTTCGAGCAGGTGTTAGGTCAGATGCCTGCACTGATTGAGGCGATACTCCCTATCATTCCTGCGTTCGGTGATATTACGACGGTCATCCTACTGTTCGTGGAGGCTGCGCTGCCGTTGCTTATGTTGGCAATCGGTTTGGCTGTGACGGTTGTCAATGGTTTCACTGGGGCGTTCGCACAAAATGGGGACATTCTGATTGCGTTGTCGATTGTGGTGATTACGTTTAGCGGGCTGATGACCGTGTTCATTTCGATTATGAAGGTCGCTGCGATTGTGCAGACTGTTTTCGGGGCGACGCTCGCCTTGACTGTAGGTATTATCGCGCTGGTCATTATCGCGGTGTTGGCGCTTGTCGCCGGGCTGGTCTACTTCTTTGGGTTTACGGAGACTGGGCAGAAGATGTGGAAGGCGTTTACGGAGGCGATGACTCAACGCTTCCATGACTTCGGGCGGTCAGTGGCGCAAGTGGTGAACATTGTTATTGCTAGGTTCGAGGCGATGATTAACGGTGCGGTGAAGGCGCTCAACTTTTTGGTGAGGCAGGCGAACAAGCTTGACGGGATAAACATTCCGATGATTGCGGAAGTAAAGTTTGGGCGGGTTGAGGTGCCGGAACAGTATTCGAAGCCGGTCGAGGTCAAGGTAATCCCGAGGAACCTGACTGGCGGGCCTGGCAGTTTCAATGAGGGCTACCTGAACCGGAGTGCAATCTCGGGGCTTAGTAATCAGCCTCGTTCTGGGTCGGGTACTTCTCCGATGATGCCCGGCTTTAGTTCTTCGATTAGCGGGATGATGAGCAACTTCGGGGGGAGTATGGGTGGCGGCGCGTCTAGCTTCGGTGGCGGTAACTCGTCTTCGGCGGTAACAAACAATAACGTGACGGTGAACCAGGGCATCATGTCAGGGGTGGGCACTAGCGAGGCCGAGGCCGGAAGAGTTATTCAACAATATCTGAACGCGTACGCACGGTCGGGTGGGAGGTAGTGTCTACCGTTGTCGAGCTAGGCCTACTCGGTGGGTTCACTCTCGATGACCCTATAGCCGGCGTACTGGACAACACCGATTTTCGTTTGGGTGGCATATCCTTTGCGGATATTAGTGCCGATGTGATTCAGGTGCGTACTCAGCGGGGGAAGAACCGCGACCTCGACGTGTTCGATACGGGCCGGGCTACAGTACGCCTAAACAATCATCGGCGTGAGTTCGATCCCACGTATTTGGCTTCACCGTATGCGGGGAACATTGTGCCGCGTCGCCCGTTGCGTATCACTACCGATGGGGAGAGAGTTTTTACGGGCTCGGTCGATGACTGGAACTTCAGTTATGTTCCTGGGGGTGAGTCGATTGCGGAGATTGTTGCGTCGGATGACTTCACTCTTATTGCTAGGCAGACTCTAGAGGCTGGGACTGCCACGGCACAGGCCACAGGAGCCCGTGTGAGCGCCGTTCTCGACATGGACACAGTTGGGTGGCCTGACGACCGTCGGGACATTGACGCGGGCGAATCAGTGTTGGGTGCTGACGTGTTCGAAGGTAACGCTTTGGACTATCTGCAGCTGGTGGAACGGTCGGAGCAGGGGCAACTGTTTGTTTCTAAGTCTGGCGACATGACTTTCCGCGACCGTTTGGATGCGACACCTAAGAGTGGGTCTATCACGACGTTCGCCGATGACGGTACCGGGATTGAATATACGAGGGTAAACGTAAACTTTGGGACTGAGCTTCTCTTCAACTCGGTCGAGGTTACGAGTGCGGTCGGGGTGGGGACAGCTACGAACCGATTCTCACAAACACAGTACGGGGTCGCTTTTACTAGCGTCGAAACTTTAGTGAACAGTCAGGCACAGTTAGACAACATCGCAGATTTTACTGTCCAAAAGTATGCGCGGCCCGAATACCGTTTCGGTGGGGTAGCAATGAACCTTGACGACATGACGGCGGGCGAGAAAACTCAGGTACTAGAGTTGGAGCTGGGAAGCATCGTGCTGATAAAGTTTACGCCGAACGGTATCGGTGATCCTATCCTACAGTATGGGCAAGTTATTGCGTTGGAAAACAATGTGGAGATATCTCGGCATGATGTGACTATTGGGGTGACGGCGCTCGATTGGGCGTTCCTCGTATTGGATGACAACTTATTCGGTAGACTCAACGTAAACCATCTAGCTTTTTAGGGAGAACATTTATGGCTGGTGCAGGCTATCGCACGTTTGAGGCTGCGGAAGTTTTGACTGCGACTAATGTGCAAACCTTTTTGCAGGATCAGGTTATTGCGACGTTTGCGAATGCGGCGGCCCGTGATGCGGCTATCACTTCACCTTCTGAGGGGCAGCATTGTTTTCTTAGGGATGTGGATGAGCTGCAGTTTTATACTGGGAGCGCATGGGTTGCCGGTGGCGGTTCGGGTGGCGGCGGTTTTGAGACTAATTTTCTACTTATGGGGGCCTAGCCTTGGTTTACAACCCTGAACGATATGCCGCGAATAAGGAAGCTCACGCGGAATACGGGCGACGCTTTCGGGCTAAGTATCCTGAAGAACAAAAGGTGCGCCGTAAAATTTACAGGGCTGCAAACCTTGAGCGCCACGCCGATTACGAACGCAAGCGTCGGGCCGCGAAGAGGCAACAACCTCAAGACAGCTACACGACAGAAATGATTATCGAGATGTGGGGTACAGTGTGCCATATCTGTGGAAACGAAATAGATATGAATGCGG